TAACGGAATTGCTACATCTACATTGAATGTAACCTGAACTTTTCTAATGTCGTTACCGTCATTAGAATATTCATCAAATGAGATGTTACCGGGCCAAGCTCCTTCAAGTTTCCAGGTCTTTACATTTGTACCGTCAGGTGCAAATTCAAGTAAATAACCTTGTTGCTTGTAAATACTTGCTCTACCAACTTTTTCAGTTGCCGGATTGTATACAAGTTTACTCCAAGCCATAAGTATACGTTCTGTCTGAATACCAATAAAATCCCTAAATGTAATAGAGATATCCGGGTACTCAGGTTTACCAGCAAACTTAATGGTGTTGTTTCCATAAGAAACATCTAAAGCACTGATATTAGTAGTAATACCACCAACACTCTGAGTTGAAAGTGTGAGGTAATCAGATGCATTAGAAGGCATTGACAATCCCTGGTCAATGGAGTATAATTGAGGTAAGTTAGGGAATCTTATCTCGAAGTTGTTAGTACGCTGTGGTTCCCAAGCGTCCTGACCTATCATATGATAGGCACCAAATTTTAATGGAGTTAGATTCATATTATACACCCTCCTCTACGGTATCAGTAAATGTTACTCCAGCTTCTGTGAGGATAAAGTCTATATCAAAGAACTCTGCTGTTCTTACAGGGTTAATCCATACCTTACCAGGACAACGTAACTCATTAATATCATCTGTCGTAACAGTTCCTTCGTCCATCTGAATTCTGTAGTCATATACACCATCGTTACGCTTCATAAAGAGTAAATACTTATCCATACTGTCGTAGAACTTCATCCAGAGTGAACTATTGTTAGGTTCGAATGTAAGCTTTAAGCAAGTGTTAAATATCTGCTTCTTTACGCAATTGGAAATAAGTCTAACATTTAAGCTCTCTAATGCTGAATGTGTGTATTCATCCTGTGCTACATATGCTGTATATTGTCCAAAAATAACGTAACCGTAATTCTTTAACTTCATAATAGGATTAACTCTTGCTAAAGTATTGTTCTCCCACTTATCAAGTAATACAGAACCTATCTCATAGAGTGGCTTTACAACTACTCTTGCAGTAGCTCTTGTAACACCTGCAGGAGGGAACCACTTCTGGGAATCTATGTTATTTATGAGATTTGAAAGCATTGTGTAAAGGAATACAAATGAAGGAGGCATAAGTATTGTACCAGCAGCATCTGGGTTATTACAATAACACCAAGGAGCATGGAATGCACCATATGATGTATTAACCATATTTACATATGTAGGTAACAGGTTCTTTTCCCAATAAGGATTGATATCGAACAATGCTATGCAATCCTGCCTTGTGTTTACAAGATTCAACATTCCTCTATGTATAGGACGTATACCTGTAGGAATATTAACGGTATCTCTATCGGATTTAGCAATTAATACGGTAGTGGAATCTATTGCAGCATCCTGTGAAGTTATTACCGTACCAGCAGTATTGGTTATTGTATACTCTTCATCAATAAAGCCGCCAGCTGTAACAAAATCAAAGTCAAATACATAAGGGTCTGTATAATTTTCGTAGCAATTTGCTATATTAGCTAATATATCAGTAACTACACCCGATTTGTTATAGCAAGCCCAGATCCAACGGTTTACGTTTTCAACAGTAGTCTTACCCGTTGTGCCTGTAGATACTTCAAACCCACCGAAGCCAAGTCTTAAAGCGTCCACTAAATCTTCGTCATTGAATTGGAAGTCTAAACCATCAAACAGTAAAGCATCTTCATTATATCTTGTATTACCACTATCATCTATGTAACGTAGTGGAATCTCTGGAAAACCACTATACACGTCTACATCACTTTCAGGACTTGTATTTATATTACTCCATATTAATGAAAGTTCATCATCTGCTGTGGGGGTACCTACAATAGTGATGTAATTAAATTCTACATTCTTAAAGTAACTTACATCATTAGGATTAAGTGATACTAAATTGGATTCTAATTTATGTACTCCAGTAATACGGGGTAATACTTTTATGTTACCATCCTTATCCTTGGCAGACTCAACAATTACATCGGCTCTGTAAACAGTTACCATAGAATACTGATAAGTAAAGCTTCTATTTTTGCTTGTAACCGGGCTAAATGTAACTAAAAGTCTGTTACCAAAGGAACCGTCATAACGTGCTATTATGGAAGCTATCTGCGGGGCAAATTTATGAATTTCCTCTACATAATCTTCGTTTTTGTCCACATAAGGAGTTGTTATTGTACTGTTGGGAAAATCTGGTACCACGGCGTTTGTAGCAGGTGCTGTTACAGGCGCAAGTGTATCCCCTACACTATAATAGGTATCGGCTTTCCATTCAGGTGCTATATTGCCACCTACCAAATGATACACATCATTCTCATCTTTGGTGTAATAGGAATTAAAAGTTGTATCCCAATCAGCAGGCTTAGAACTACTTACTGTAAATGTGGCTGTATAATACTTGGTAAATGATGGATAATAAAATGTGTTGGCTGTCCAGGCAGGAGCTGACGCACTTGTTTCCTTATTATACTTGTCGTCAGCTTTCTTATAATAATTAATATAAGTAGTAGACCAGTCAGCGGGTTGTGCTGTACTTAGTGTAAATTCCCAGTCTTTTGGAGCGTCTACAAGTTGTGTAAAGGGTCGATCTACGTGCGATGCAGATGCAGGTATAATACGATCCTCCGGGTCAATTTCTCCAGTTCCGGAACCAATATTACCACCCACATTATACTTTGCGTTAGTACCTGTATTTACCTTTACAAAAGTAACAGCCGCACCACGGTTTATAAGCTGTTTGGCATAAATACGAGATACGTCATCCTTAAAAGGATTGTACTCAGGGTCAGTATATCCAAATACCTTCTCAAACTCATTAACATCAGTAAAGGTAACACCTGTTAAATCTGTTAAATTAGCGTCTTCGGGTATACCAGGACCAAAAGATGCAATACCGGGAACCATTACTCTAACTTTATCGTCAGTAACAACTCGAGTATATACACTTTGGTCAATTTCGTTAACTCTAATCTGTGGCATTATTCATATCCCCTTTCGTTGATTTGGAATTTTCTACCTCAGAATTATTATCATTGTCTTTCGACTTTTTCTTCTTAGTAGTAGATGTATTTGTAACAGATTCTGTGGACACAGACTCTTGTTGGAGGTTTGTGCCAAAGGTCTGTACAATGTCTTTTTTAATAACAGGTTTTACATCTTCCACTTGTTTGGGTGTTTTTACGTATACAACAGCTATCTTACCACTACTCATTAAACCTCTCATGCGTGATTTATCTTTAATGGATTCGAATCGTTTACAGTGTCCATAAGGAATGATAACATTGTCTAATTCAATATCTGTCGTAGAGTAATTTTTTACTTCTAACATCACTTACCCTCTTTTCGTGGTAATGTATCCACAGACCCAGTTACATTACCATGTAATTGCTTTTTACTTGCAAATAAATAAGCATCATCGGTATAGAATGTTAATGTGTTACGGAATTTAACACCTTTTTCCAAATGTTCGATAGTATCTGAATTATCTACTATATCTGCACCTAAGAATATATTGAAATTATGTATCATATCTAAATCATACGGAACTTCAACTTGTAATGTAGGGTTTTGCATTATATGAAATACTAATTCTCTTACAAGTTCGTCGCCTGTACGTTTATCTACGGTAAATATATCCATCTGATATTCTATACGGATCGGAATTATCTGTGCAAAGGTGTTAGTTCCATCACTATTCCTATTTTGATATCCACCTCTACGTAAACCTGTAAAGTTTACATCGGATTGCCTTATAGAATAGCTCAATCGTGTAGTAGATATTAGAGGAAATTTAACATCGTCTTTTTGTAACTGTGCCGTGAACCTTATGGCGAGTTCGACGGGTAATATAGATATACGATTATCGTCAAATATATCTCTGAAATGCTTTATTATAGCTTCATCATATCTATAAACACTCATAATCTATACTATCCCTCCACACCATTTCTATATAATATAATGTACTTACTTACCTATAAACATTTTAATTATCACTAATAATTCTTACAAACTCTCTATAAATGGGTCGTATCCAGCATATGGGCGCTATACGTACCCCACCGTATTCTAATGTTCTAATTACTGTATTTATCGGTGTTACAGTATTTGGACATCTTACAAGGTTGGAAGCTTGGTAATAACAACAACTTGTTTTCGAATCATAAGTACATTCTAAATGATTTAAATAGAATTCTAATATTGCTATTATATCATAATCGGGTTCAGTTATTGTCCACCTTATATTAGGCTCCATAAATAACCTATTTTTACAAGACAGTAACTTAGTGCGATTAATATTCAATTTTAACATACGTTTGAACATAACGAGCCACATATTACATTTACCAACATATGCTGGAACAGTCTCGTTTGATCTACGTGGTTTAGGTGCTGCAAATTTCATTTCTTTTTAATAAAGTTGTAGTTGGTATTTGTATAATCAATAGGTTCTTTAGGTTTGTCATGAAATACAGGAGCTAATTTACATACCCAATTATCTGGAAATTCTAAATTGGCTGTTATTTCAGTGATGACAAATGTTCTTGGAGGACTTAATGGAAACGGAGAAGGGATTATTATGCGACAACCTTTACATAAGTTTTTAGCATCAAATGGTAGTTGAGCTATATAAGGTTTATCGTCAGGTATTTCAGATACCCAACCATATTTACGTAAAGTATTCATCTTAGGATTTTCTTCGAATATAATATCCATAGGAATATTCTCTGAAAATCCTTTAGGGTCTTCTTCAGCGTAGATAGAAAATTCCATATCAATAGGATATTTATAAATAACACTAATGCCACGAAGTTTAGCCATCTCCTTAAAATAGTGTCTAAACATTGTGGCGTCTTTATTAGTTAATAATCCCATTTATATGTACCTCCTATTACTAAGATTCAGCATCAGTTCCTTCAGTGTCGTCTGTATTATCATTGTTACCGTATGTATTTAATTTATTATTGGTTTTCTTACTATATTGTCCCCATATATACCACTCTGCCAAATCTGAGTTATTCTTTATAAACTGCAACCATGTCTTGGCAGCAGCAGGTACCCAACGTTTACCAAACAATACTGCTAATACGTGTTTGCAACAATAACCCTTATTGTTCTTAACATTACGAACCTTAGGAGCCACATTCTGTGGTAGTCCATATTTACACCCAGCTTTAGTTGCCCAAAATCCAAATCTGTAGACGAAATCTGGACAAGTACAGTCAATATATAGGTCACGTCTGTCTAAAGCCTCCGATAAACATTCCACCAGAATCTTATGCGTAATACGTTTCCACCTATTAGAACCATTAAATGATTTAGTTTTCCATCTTAGGATTTCGAAGGCACCTTCAAATGATAGTGTAACAATATAATCTCCTACACGAGAACTCCACGTAAAATTATTGTTTTCAAACAGTTCCTTAAAGTCTACGTTATTAAAGTCTCTGGCCTTATAGAATTTCTTCTTATCAAACCTTACAGGAGATTCCCTTTGAGAACGTCTTAAAATATCCCATCTGGTTACTTCATTTAAAGGTGTCTTATATTGATTGTTATTATTATTGTTAATCATTATAAAACACCTTTTTCAAAGTTATTCAGTTTTAAGTATAAACTGTTGGGAGTTGTTGTAAACTCCCAACAGTTATATGGTGTTTAATTACTTAGTTCTCTTTAAGGACTCGTTCATTACCTTACCACTAACAAGGTACTTGTTTCTGTTTTCTGTAACCTTGTAAGAATATCTAAGAGATACAGGAGTAACTACATTCTTACGTGTCTGGAAATTAACTGTAAATGCAGGCTTCTTAGAAGTACCCTCAGTAAATACGCCATTCTCCGTGAAGTCAGCCGTGATAGCGTTGCCAAGCTTAAAGTTTTCACATACAAGTGAAATGCTTCTCTTGGAACCCTTCTTAGTAAGTACAGTTCCTTCGAGTGTAAGTTTCTTACCTTGGAACTTGCCGTTTGTAATCTTTACAAAACGAACATTATCATAGTTTTCTTTAGC